CAGGGTTAATAACCCAAGTCTTGCCCTCTTGCTCATCGAAACTCCTTTGTTCATCAAGCAACTGCCTGTATGTGTCGGGGTATAGGTGCGCTAAGCGCGTAAGTGCCTTGTCTCTTGCCCTTCTATAGTTACGGTAGTGGATAGACTGTCTCCCGCTAACCTCTTTACTCTCCATTGATCTTGTCCTCCCACACTATAAGCACATAGACTAGCACCACTACCACGAGCAACCCTAACCAGTAACTCATAGCCCTACCTCCCTTGCCTGTTGGATAATCTCTGTTATGTCTATCGTTTGCCCTACTAAATGAGCGTCCTCCTCGTCACTATCCCACGCAGATACCAGTAGGCGTGAGCCAAAAGGTGCTAGGTATAGCCATTGGATAGCTGACTTAGCCTCTCCCCCACCCCAGCGGATAACGTTATCAGGCTCTACCACTTCATAGAATAGGATCAAGTCCGACTTTGGTGGGTGCATACTGTCTCCCAGAAACTTTGTACCGCTATCTAATAGGCGTAATACTCTACCGTCACTCATTACTCTCCCTCATAACTGTCATCACAAGCACGGCAAGACTTAGAGTTATCGTTACAGAATGTACAGATAGTCTCCTCCTCCAAATTAAAGATACGCGATAGCGCACTGTTGGCACGTTCTAAGTTCTTGATAGCTCGCGCTATCTCCTGCTGCTGTATGTCTATCTCTGCTTGATTGAGGCATAGGTCTACCTTAGCCTCTAAGTATTCTTTATTCATTTACTTACTCTCTTCCCGTATCGTCTATCGTGTAAAGCGCGGTAACTCTTAACCCATTTACCTACGCAATTAGGGCAGGTTCCCAGCCCACTTAGTTGTTCTGTTGGTATCTCAATACTGCAATCTGCACACTTACTCATTGCTATCTCCCTCGCTTGCTCCTAATAGACCAGGGCATTCCTCGTCCACGTGCCAATCGTATACATCAGGCAGGAAGTAACCGTTACACCCTGCACACCTCCATAGTTCAGCCTCTCCCGCTATCGGGTCATCTAGTGCTGGTTCGTAACTCATTAGTCGTCCCAAGCGTGTGTGTTTTTATAGGCGTTGGTCATATCCACAATTTCCTTGATAGTTTCCAAGCACTCCTCGTCCGTCCACTCCTCGCCATCTACCCCTGCAACATCTATTACTAGGCTCAGGGATTGACCATTGAGAGTGTCCAGCCCTTCAATGTAAGCGTTAAAGTTTTCAGTGCTGTCTATAATCGAAAGTATCTCTTGCTTGTTCATTATTTTCCTCCCTTATAGCACTCAGTCATAGTTCCCCAGCAATAGCCGAGGAATCCTCCATCATCTCCCACATACCAAAGGTTTGCCGATACCTGCCAAACAGCCCACAGCACAATAAAGCTCGGGATAATTACCAGCACAACCCAGCCTCTCGGTGTTAAGTTACATCTCATTTTCTTTCCCTTCTAATTCTTCAATCTTGTCAATGATAAGGTCTAATAGAATGCAATAGTCGGCAGGATTATCAAAGATAGGATTACTCCTCACCCTCCAATACTCCTCGCGTAATACTTCTAACTCTCTGCTCATTCCTTGCCCCCTTACACAGCCACGCTGTGATAGTTGATAAAGCCCTCGAACGAGTGCGTCCCGTCCACCGCTGTTACGGTCTGTTCTTGTAGGTCAATCAAGACCCACGCCTCATCCGTGCAAGGCTCAGCCGATACCCACAGCCCGAAGCCTGTCTCACTCTCCCATTCATTACCGATTAACTGACTGACGATAATGCGGGCAGAATAAGACTCATCTCCCCAGCGTGGACGAGCTTTTGCTATAGCCCGCGCTGCGTCCTCTAACGCTGTCATCTCCCCCCAATGTGAGTAAAGACAGATGTACTCTCCCTCGTTCTGCTTGATGTTGAATATAACTCGTGCTCCCATTTACTTTTCCTCCCAGCCTTGTTGGTCTTGTTCGCTTCCACATTTGGTACAGATATAACTCATTACATTACTTTCTTGTTGATACTCTCCCTCGATGTCCAACAAATCAATGTCGCAATCTTGGCAGAATGTAGAGATAATCATTACTTGCCCTCCTCTAACTCTTTCGCCCGCTGTGCGCCTAGCTTGCGCCATTCATTCATTTCGATTTCGTGGATGAGTTCCTCTAGGTTTTCCATTTATGCCACCTTTTCGCTGTATTTCTCGTACATCTTGAACATATCCGCCTTCTTTGTGCTGGTCTTGGCGCTGTAATAGTCGAAGCCTTGAGCCTCAGCGATTGTCCAAAGACCTCGGTTCTTGCCTTCTTGTGGCAGATAACCGAGTTCAAGAAGTTTTTTCTGTGCTTCATAAATAAATTGGTCGCCATATCCGTACTGAAAAGGCAGAATCGCAACCTGTCCACCGTCTACCCAAATTCTGGCAGAGAAGTAGGAATTACCGTTCACCTTGTCGAACCATTCGCGCCCCTCAATAAATAAAGAGCGCTCTATCTTTGCTTTCTCTGTTGTCATTGTCTAACCCTTTCGCTATCCGATAACCTCATCAGCAACCGTCTCACGGTTGGACGCCTCACGGCGTTTCGGTCTGTTGCGTACTCTACCCTACTTTCTGCTCGTTTTGTCTCATCCAAACCTTGTATTGTCCTAGTTGAAATTGTAAGCCTTTCGCCGTTGCGTTAGACTTTCGCCCGATAGTACGAGGGGAAAAGCTTGCCCACGACATTACATCCGTTAGGTGTAGCCCTTTCTCGTCTTGCATAATCGCGTGGCGTTGGTCTAACATTAGGAAATCGCGCTCGAAATACTTTTCATCAATCCCTGCCTCTTGCGCTAATTCGCGTAGTGTTTTCATTATTTCACCGCCTTTCTGTGGTTCTTGCGTGTGCACTTACCACATATCTTGTGAGCGGTGAAGGTAAGCAATAGGTCGGTGTCATCTCCGCATTGTTCGCACTTGTAACTCATTACTTCCCCTCACAAGCATCGAAGAAGCGGTTAGCATCAAAGCGGGGATTATCTGCCAACAGTAAAGCGGACAGGGTAACGCTGAACTTTTTTAGGGCGTCTGCCCCTGCCTCGTTATTGTTGAACTTTGTCTCGTAACTTACGGCTCCCTTAATCGCCTCAGCGATTAGAACGTAGTCTTTGCGTGTCATTAGATGCGCACTCCATTCACAATAAAACCGCCTTGGATGATATAGAATAAATCGCTGAGAACATTCTCGATAGTTTGCAACATTTCACCTTCTGCTCCGTATGCTTTCTCAGCTTGTAGTTGGTTATCGATTGCGAACTTGATTTCATCTAGTGTTAGTGTCTTTGACATTGTTACTCCTCTTAGGTTAGTTCAGGTGTTCACCTGATAAGAGAACAATATATGCGTGACTATACCGTGTCAATACCAAACAGCCTTAATTGCATCACAGTTTGATAACGATTAGCAGGGGATTACCTGTGTGCTTCCTGAGAATGTAACAGGTTGCAGGGTTGTAAGTGGTTGAATGTTCAACTATCTATAGCCTAGTAATGGTAGACAGATAGGGCTTGAATGTCCAAGAGTTACGGGCTGCAAAGCGGTTACTTAATTGCTGAGGATTAGGTGAGAGATACCGCCGAGAATCTAGTCAGCCACTACCTTTTTTCTATACAGTTATCCACAGGCTGTATCCACAGGCAGGGCAGGGCTGTGGATAATCTGGTCAGACCGCAAACGACCACCCCCCGTTGCTGAATTGTGGTGCGTGTGTCCCGTTACTCCCCAACAAAAAATATTTGCTAAAGTGAAGCCCCGTAAAGCTCTGACCTGCGGTTATATCTACTGTGTTACACATCACATTCTAAAAACGGGAAATCAAGTAAATTTCCTGCCTTATATATAGTAAGGGGCTTTAATAGGAAAGACCCTGAGCAGTAACGGTATGGCCTCTAGCGAGGCCCCTAGGCCGAGTACTAACTTACCCCTCAGTTCGCTGTGGCTCCTTCGGGCGCTAAGCCCGACCTGCCTAGTACTTTTAGTGGGGATAGGTCTATCTACTGGTAGATGAAACCTTCCTCGCCTAGTAAAGATAAGATCCGATTCCGGCGGATTTCAAAAAATTTTTTCAAGGGCTACCGGCTCCTGATATGAAGGAGTCCAATGGCTGACAACAGCGCAGACATAGCCAAGAGGTTAATCCTTGGCTGTGTAGCTGAGGGTATGACCATTGAGGCAGCTTGTGCCTCGGCAGGTAAATCCATTAAGACCTACGAGTACTACCGTAGAACAGACAAGATCTTTACTGACAAAGTTGACCGAACCCGCCTTGGCCTCAAGGACAAGTCCTTTGCAGCCTCCGATGTACACGACCTTAACTTTGCCGACTTTCGCCAGAAGTACCTACACTCCCGCACCTTTCCACACCAGCAGAACCTGATCGATGTAATCGAAGGCAGGGAACCTGGATGGCTACATCCCAGTATGAAGTACGAAAAAGGTCTGGCTAATAACCGTATCCTTTTGAACATCCCGCCCAACCACGCCAAGTCTATGACTGTGACCATTGATTACGTCACTTGGCAGGTTTGTCAGAACCCTAACTTTAGAGTACTCATCGTATCTCAGACCCAGCAGTTAGCTGCAGACTTTCTCTACGCCATCAAGCAACGCCTGACTCATCCAAATTATGAAGCACTCCAACAGGCTTACGCTGCTGGCGTAGGGTTTAACTCTAAGTCTGCCTCTTGGCAGGCTACCCGTGTCACCTTTGGTGATGAACTCCGTGAGTCATCTGAAAAGGACCCGAACATCGAAGCCGTTGGTATCGGTGGTCAGATCTACGGTAAGCGTGCAGATATGATTATTGTAGACGACGCTGTTACCTTGAAGAACGCTAACGAGTTTGAGAAACAGATCCGTTGGTTAACCCAGGATGTGCGCTCTCGTTTGAACCCTACTGGTAAATTGATTATCGTAGGTACCCGCGTCACCGCAGTAGACTTGTACAAGGAGCTACGTTCCGAAGACCGCTACCCTGGTGGCTTGGTCCCTTGGACCTACCTTGCAATGCCAGCCTTGCTGACAACAGATGAGAACCCTGATAAGTGGGAGACTCTCTGGCCAGCATCAGATGCTCCATTTGATGGACAGACAGAAACAGATTTAGACCAAGACGGCCTCTATCCTAGATGGAATGGTCGTAACCTTTACAATGAACGTCAAGCAATGGATGCTTCTACTTGGGCGCTGGTTTACCAGCAGCAAGATATCTCAGATGATGCAATCTACGATCCAGTATGTGTAAGAGGTTCTATTGATGGTATGCGTAAGGCAGGTCGTTTGGTTCCTGGTAACCCAGGCCATCCGCGTGATGTCAATGGCTTTTCTTTTATTTGTGGTCTTGATCCCGCTATGGTTGGTGATACAGCCGCCATTTGTTACGCTGTTGATCGCGCTAC